CAGAAATGGGCGGTCGATAATCCTGCTATCCTGGCCAACGTGCCGTTCGTGATTTTCTGATCGACATGCGCGGCGATGTAATCGTGGACCCGGCGTAGCGCACACGGCGGCATTCCGCCGCGAGTTTGCTTGTCTAAAAGTTCCCGATCACGTCGGTTCATTTTTTACTTTTACGTACCCAGTTGCGTTCATAGGAAAACGCAGCAAACCTGCCCATGTTTCACTGACCGTCGCGAAGGAACATTAGGTGCGTCGCACAACGACCGGGAACGGGATTTGAGTTCCCAGGTTTCCCATAGTACGTGAGGTCAAAGGAAGGCGCCCAAGGTTGGCGAAGGAGTGCGCGCAGTACGAGTACGAACCGTTTGCTTGGTGGCTCGCCCGAGAACGTATTGGTCAGGACCTTCGAGAGCGCTATGCGGTGGCTCAAGAATTGCCGCCGCGTTTGCTCGCGCTTGTTAGGAAATTAGACGCAGTCGAAGGCAATCCTTCCTAAGCGCGTTAATTGTCACGCAACCGATGGCCCTGCCCCCCGGCGTTTATCCGGCCACATGCGAAGCCTTTGCGTCCACTCCCTTGGCGCGCTGCTTTCATCGCTCAAACCAAACTCTTCCAGTGTCATTGTGCGAAGCTTCTCCGGATCGCGAATGCCACGCTGCGCAAGTTCGATGACTTTCTCGGCGACAAATCTTGTCTCCGGATCGTCACCAACTTTCAGATGCAGAGCCTCACACGCTGCTACGAAGGCAGCGGACATAGTCTCAATGACCTCAGGGTCGAAGGCCTGATGGGCAAGATATGGAGTGATCGGCATGAAACGCGCTCCTAGCCTTCCAGGCGGGAGCGCACTTATCTCTCAGCCACCGACGCCTGTGGGCTGAGCCGCAGCCGGTGATGACCCGACGATGGGCTATTAACAGCGCCTTGTATACCGAAATAGTGCAATCAGGCTGCGGCAAATCATGCCCTCCTCCCCTCGTCGCTTCCCACCACCATGGTCTGCCGAACCACAGCCGAACTACTACGTCGTGCGCGACGCTAACAGACAGCAACTCGCTTACGTCTACTTCGAAAACGAGCCCGGCCGGCGATCGGCGGCCATTGTCAGCGGGATGGTTTATTGCCTTCGGGCTTTTCGTTAGCGCATTCGTTGTCAGCGCCGACGCCAGCGTATGACAGCGCCTGCCACGACCGTTAAAGCTGCGCCACTCGCGAAGGCTACTATTGCCTGACCGACGATTGGGAGGATGTCGAGGCCCCCCAAGCCTGGGATTACGCGCTGGAGGATTTGCACACCGATAACTCCGCCTACAACCCCCGCAATTTGGAAGGGATCTAGGCCGGAATCCCACCTGAGTAAATTGCGAACCGCAAAGCCGCCTGCGGCCCCACCAATAAGCCAAATGATGAGAGAGACTGTGTCGGGCACTACTTGGACCCCCACATGATATAGGCAGTCTAACATCCCAGTTAGCTGAGAACATTGCCCTCCCCCCGCCGCTTCCCGCCGCCCTGGTCGATCGAGGAATTAGAAGCGTGCTTTGTCGTGATCGACAGCGCCGGGCAAAAGCTGGCGTATGTCTATTTCGAGGAGGAGAGCTAGCGCGGCGTGTTCCGGCGTGACAGTTGCAAGTTCCAGTGTGTGGCTTCGCGGCAACGCTCACGAGATTTCACTCGAAGATAGGTTGACCGCGTTGGGTCTTGAACGGACCATGGTCGGGCTTCATCTGACCACCGGGTAATGGGGGTACACCATGCACGGGACGTTTGAGCCGGAGCGGCAAATCGAGAGTAACGACGGCGAAACGTCGGGCGAGCATCTCGGCAATTTACTGCGCCAGGTATCAAAGACTTTGGTGGGCGAAATTGATGGTCTCCTCAGTGAGCTTCAAACGCTCCGGAGAAAACTGCAGACCGATGGCGACCGCATTCAACGCGACATTGCGGAACACGCCGAACTGAGCCAGCAGGTGATGCAACTGACGAAAATCATTTCTGACAGCGTGAAAAAACTCCCCGGCCGCTCCGGATAGAGGCGAAAAAATAAGCGCTGTAAAGACGGCGCGTAGCACTAAAGTCAGCGGCCAATATCGCCATTGCCGGAGCTGGTGCGCACACTGCACGGTAGCGGCTCATGTGCTTCTTCGCCGCGCGAATCAGCGCTTAAGAAACTAGACGAAGAAACCGAACCTTCAGCAGAGCACGCTGAGGTAAGAGGATGAATTAACTATCTTTTCAGCGCGAGTGGAGACGCGCCCCGGCCAAGGCGCCGCTGAACTGCCGACGTCACTAAGGCGTGGACTTCCTATTTCACACACCAAAAAGCCGCGAATGGAGCCGAGGCTCCTTGTCGTGCTGGCCGCGCCGGGTAATGGGGCGACTCGCACTCTCTCTCTGGGGGCCTCAGGTATTAACTTGGGGCCCTTACCTTGTGACTTTTGTCATAGCCTTTTTGCAGCGCAGAATTAAGATCCTTATTGCTGACGTCCCCGAGATGTCAGTCAGAGGGAGAGGCAAGGCCGCCGGTCACATAGCTGGCGGCTTTGCCGTTTATGTTCGCCACTAGCAACGAACCGCGGCGCGAGACAGTACATCCGTGCCTCGGCCGCGGCTTAACTGCGGGTCGGGGACAAATCCCGCAGTAGTAGCGCGCCAGACCGTATGAGCAGGTAACGGTCGTCGCGCTTCCGTCAGGACGAGGTAAATCCTGACGTATTGAATTGTTCTTTGATTTCTTGCAGCCGCTCGGCGCATGTCTTGCTACACGCCCACCCTTTGTGCCGCACGATAAAATGCTTGCCGCAGACTGCGCACTCGCGTCCCGTAATCTGATTTCTGCATTCAAACTTTCCGCCAGGCTCTCGGATAGACCAGCTTGTCGCTGAAGCCGCGCGGCCCCTTGCGACGCCCGCGCACCAGACGACAGGCGAGCAAGCGAGCGTCTTGGCCAGGCCCCAGCGTGTGCTTCTCGCTATCGACGGGCTTGCCGCTCTGGTCGGTCATAACGAGGTAGCCGTCCACGATGCAGTACCAGCCCTCCGCAATTTCGCCAGCGAACTGACCGCGCGGAGCCCTGACTTGAATCGTCACCTTGTGAACGTCGGTCATGTGGTTGTGTCGTCCTTTTGTTCAACCAAACAAATCATGGTTTTGGAAATTTGTTTGTTTGATATTTCAACGTGACAATGTGGCGAGCAAACACGGAGCAAACAAACAAGGATTCGAGTCGTGCTATACTTCTTTGTAAGTTGATAGCTGTTTGACAACTGAATAGGTGAAACATGACACTCGAACAAATCGAGCGGTCGCTAGACCGCTTACGTTCAAGGCTCTACCGCACGGTGAATGCAATCAACAAACTTGAGAAGGCTCACCGGCGCGTCAAGCGAAGGGTGGAGCTAGAGGCGCTCCAACCTAAGCCAGCACCGGAGCCGGTTGCGGTCGTCACCGCAAGGCCAATTGAGGATGATCTGAGCATACCCGCTCAATTCATCCGACCCCGGCTCAATCAGGCAGACGAAGCCGCAAAAGCCGAAATCCTCGCCCAACAAGAGGCGACCAAGAAGGCAAAGACGACCGCCCGCATTGCCAAACTGAAAGCCGACAAGGCGGGCGATACCAAGCGAATGCCACTAACCGGCAAGGCAGCGTTAGCCGCGATCAATTAATAAACTAGCCGCCCTCCGCAATGGGGGCGGTTTTCTTTTATGCGACGCTCGTGCGGGGATATTCAATCGGACGACGCCATTTGTCGTTAAATGATTTGGTCTTCGCATAACGCAACATCATCAATGCGTAACGGGTAGCGCACATCAGGTCATCGAATTCTTTGAAGACTTTTCCGTCTTCGCGATGATATAAGCGCCATTCTTCGAGCCAGTCGTTTAGGTGGCGAAAAACCTTTAGCCTCCCGGATTCCATTCTCTGCAACATATCCATCAGGCCCGCCTCGACTGAGACAGAGCCGTCCTGGAATTGGGCGTGCTCGTGGAGCATCTTCAGTCCATTAGCGCGGAATTGTTCTGCCAAGGGAAGACCGGCACCTTCCAATGTCTCGCGTCGGCCATCACGGGGCCAAGCAAACACAAGGTCGGAGCCCCACGAGCGCAGAGCTGCTGCGTGGATTATTGGGCTGGCTTCCGCGAGGCGGTGCGTCTTGGTGACGTAACAAATGTCCTGGTCGCGGTCCCAGACAATCTCAACGGCTGCTGTCGGGTGAGTGAAGCCGAAATCGATTCCGGCGATACGAGCAAAGTGAGATGGGAAGTCTCGACGGTCGATAACAATGCGTTCCTCGGCCAATGGAAATATTTTGCCGGATCCGAGGCTGGGCACCCCACGAACTCTCGCGTCCCTTTCATGCGGGGGATAGGCGTCCGTGATTTCCTTCCGCTGGGCGTCAGTGAAGTGCAAAGCATCATCGATTGTAGCCGTGATGATGGCGCGGCTCATATTTTTTCTGCCTCTTGAAGAAACATTCTGACAATGCCGCTAACACCTTCGATTGGCGTGAACGTTGTAAAAACAATTCCGTTGGTCTCGTTCGTTCTGGAAAGCGCTTCAAAGTAAATATCGTCTGGTGGCTGTTCGTCCATCCAAACGACCTCTAGTCCGACACCCTGCCATTTCTCTCTTTGTGCGGCGTACGACTTGAACTGCAAATCTGAATTGCCGCCACTAACGTGCTTTACAGACACCGAATCGATTAGATCGTTGATACCTTTCGCCATCGAGATTTCCCCGAGCAGATGCTTGGGGATTAATCCCGTGCCCCATTCCAACCGACGAAGTGGCGGACCAACTAATTTCTCTTGGACAACGTCTCGGCAGGATTCGGCGGTCACGCCTGCCGCCCAAGCACGCACCGGCTTATCGAAGCGTTTCCCGGCCCAGTACGGCGGGTAGAGGCCAGTCAGATGAAACGTCATCTCGGCGGCGCCGCACATCGTCTTCCCACAGCGGTTACCCGCCATAAAAAGACGCTCGCGGTGTTTTGCGCCCGCGTTAAAAAAGGCCAACTGCTTGGGATAGGGAACAAAGTAAGCGAGTCGATTCTCAATTAATCGTCTCTGGCGTTCCTGGTCCAACGCGCTCAATAAAAGCTCGTCGCTGGTCAATACGTCGTCTGACGGCTTCTCGCAGTTCTGCAAGCTCACTGTCGTCTATCTCCATAAGCTGCGTTTGAGTCACTTCCAGTTCCTTCGGAAGTATCGATGCCGTTAATTTGGCAAAGCCGCCTGGGTCTTCCTTCGCAAAGATGGCAAGGGCACTAGCGCCGCTTTTTTCCCATTCTGCATGCAGGTCATCGATGAACCGGGCGCAGATTTTATTGCGGCTACCCTTAGCGCGACCAGAGCCGGGGACTTTCGACATGCCTCTAACAAATGGTTTGCCGGGGTTACTCATTTGTCGTTCACCACGCCTGGGTGGTCCGATGTCCCGAACATGCCAACGGCCTTCTCGCCATATAGAAGGTCGGTGTCCGCATTGGGCCTGAGGAATTGCCGGTCGGTCTTATCGAGCACGCCAAACCCCCTGCCGCCTTTGTTCTCGTTAGAGAGGTTTTTCTTTGAGGGCATTTCGTTTCTCCTTAAAGGTTTCAAAGCTCACAACGTTTTCGGATGGTTGTTGCGGCTCATCGGGCACATAGTCAGCGTCAAGGGTACCTAAGATACCGCGGCACAAAACTGTGCCGTCGCGCCAAGTAACAACGGTCGGCGGCGATTGCTCGTCGCCGAAACCGAGAATGGGTAAACAGAATTCAGCCATTGTCGATTAGCCTTAGTGCGGCCTCGCAGGGGCACTCAAATTTGGTGATCTCGTGCCTGAGCCATCCGATAGGAAGGTCACGGCCCGAGCGTGAGGCCTTAAATTCGGCCACACGCCGCTCGACCAGCTCATCAATCTCGGCCCGGACCCGGCGGATGTCGTCCGCCAGGTCGGCCAGTGTGCGTTCTTTCTTTCGAAGGGGGAAACCCATTATTTTTTCCAGCCTTTCATGTTGCCCTGGCCGGAGCGGCCGAGCGGATTGCTGTAGCGGGCGGATTTGCTACCACGGCCACGCCATGAAGAGTCGCGTGGGTCGCTCTCATTGTCGGAGACAGCGCCGCCTCCTCCAAGCAGGCGCCCACCCGGTTGGTCCTGCTGGTAATCGATAAGGTTGCCGATATCGCGAATGCTCGCCTGAGCGTCATCGGCTTCTTTGGTACGAAGTCCATGCGATTCGGAGTCGTCCCAGTTACTGCCTCTAAACGGGCCCGTGTTATCGTCCCAGCGCCGTGACTGATACGTGCCGCTCTCGCTTGCGCCAGAATAGTCGCTTCTCCATGGGCTAGCGCGTTCCGGCGTGAGAAACGCAACCTCGTCGTCGGTGAATTGGCCGCTTCCGCGTCCGCCCTTATTCAGTTCCTTCAGATTCTTTGGCATTTGAAATATCCTTTGTTTGTAATGCTTCGAGTTGATGTTTAAGAGCCGCCGCGTCGGCCTGAGCTTTGCGGACGGCCTTACTGTCTTCCTTGGCCCTGCGTTCAATGATTGCTTGGGCCTCGATGGGTAAGGTCGCATAAACCAAACGATCCGCCCGACTCCACGACCTCGGCGGGTCGAGCTTAAGTATCTCGCTCAGCACCGAACGCACCGCCGCCGTTGCAATCGGATTGGCGAGGTTGGCATTGGAGTGCACCGCCTCAATGTCTTGAAGCGTGTGCAGGATCGCATCGGCAGAAGTACCGCGCGTGTACTCCGCCTTGGCGAATGCGGCCACGGTCGCCGGGGCTGCGGGTAACGCACGGACTCCGTACTGCTTGCAGAAGTCTGCAAACTGCTGAAGGCGTGTAGGGTCTAGCTCTAGCCGTGGCGCAGCAATCGAGGTTGCCACGACTGCCTCGTTTTTGGCATGAGCGGCCGCAATCTCCGCTGCCAGATTCATCGATCAACCCGCAACATGCCGAAGTGGATATCCTCAAGTTGGCGTTTACGCACGATCAAATCTGCATGTTGTCTTGTCGGTATTGTTGTCGGCCCGACTTCGGCCTCGATAAGATCATCCCATCTTGCTAGTTCATCCGCGCGTTGAGTCATCGAGAGCCGCGCAAAATGATTGCTCAAATATTGGTCCCAGAAGTCGTCGCCCCGGTATCGTCGGGCCGTCTCTAATATCTCGGAGAGCCGCTTATCATCTTGTGCCATGTTGTCATTACCTCTTGTTCTGCCGGCGCGCGACTAGCAACTGATGCGCGTCCTTCAAACTTCCCGAATGCGTTAAGCGCGCCGAAAGCTGCTGGGTACTGTAGTCTTTCGCATCGACAAACTGGCCGCTTACGCCGGGGCGTTGAACGGGTGGGATCGGAGCGCGGGCGGCCTTCTGAGCGAGTCCCCGACGCCCCATTCGATATAGGGCCGCCTGCATCATCATTTGCTGTGCGGGGAAACTGCGGAAGTGGTAGTCGCTATTCCACGCTTCCGCAATCTGCTGGTCGGTCATACCGGATTCGCGCAGCATGGCAAAAGCTTCAGAGCGGATTTCTTTCAGATGAGCATTTGAGATGCCTTCCCTCTTTGCGAACTCGTTAAAGCTCGCGTCCGCATCTTGGGCGGCTCGATTGAAGTTTTCCATCGCCCGCGTCACAGCTTGATCCACCTGCGCTTTATACTCTTGTTGTTGGCGAGCCATGACCTGGGCGGCTTGCGTGAGGTTTTCTCTGGTGCCCTGTAGCTCCTGGGATATTTGCTGGAAGCGCTGGGGATTGGAGGTTTGCAGGGTTTGCAACACAGTCGGCCACTGATCCATCCCAACATTTCTGAGTTCTGGATACCGAGCTGAGATGTTCGCCAGGGTGACGTTCGCATTCTGGAGGACCGCGGCCTCATAAGCTTGTTGTGCCTTGGTGGCCTGCTGCTGGTGCTGGGTAATATGCTCGTTCACAGCGGCGAGCACGGCCGGGTCCTTCAAGGCTTCAGCAACCCGGGTTTCCGGCGTCTGCTCGGGCTGTGGTTGGACTGGAGCCTCTGGTGTCTGCGCTTGTGGTTCGGGCTGCTGTTTATCGCCACGAAGCTGATCGACGACCTGTTGCAGCTCGGCGTCGGCCGCTGTCTTGGTAGCAAGCTCGTCGGCCTGACGCGCGAGAAACAGATCATGCGCCGCCTGTTCTGCCGAAACGGTCTGGGTCTCAGGCATAGGCTCGCCGGCGTGCTCGCCGAACTGCTGACTATAGGAACGCACGACGGCAGGTTCGTCGGGCACGGGCAGCTCAGCAGCCTGTTCCTGGGGCTGGCTGCGCTTTTCGTTAAGCTCTTGCGCTGCCTCGGCCGGTGAAAGCGGCGTGTAGGGGTCCGGCGCGGGACCGGCCTCGTCAAAGGATTCACGAGGAAGAGGATTTACAACCGTCATGGGCGTGTAGCCCTGGCTGCGTTCGGTTTCCTCGATGCCGTAAAGTTGGTCGCTCATCAGGACATCTCCGCAACAGAAACTGTCCCAGTCGTGGCACTAGATAAAGCGATGCAGGAAATGGTCTGGCCCGGAGTGACCGTGAAGTAGTCGCCCGATGCGGTGTTAGCCGCGAGAAAGACATTCCCGGCCGCCTGAACCGCGGCTGAGGTTGTGGATGTACCAATGCTTATCCAGGTCGCAATTGGGGATATGACTCTTATCTGATAAGTCTGCGCGGTAAAGGGCGATGAGTTAACCGCTACCGCACTACTGAGTTGAATAACTTGGGCG